CCAGCTGGTTTTCTCGGCAATGTAGTTGATCTCAGTACGCATACCAATACCTTCAGCATAGCCAAGAGCATCGCGGTGGAAAGCAAAGCAAACACGATCCAACGAACCATCGATTGCTAAACCACCTTCAGCACGATCACCCAATACATGGAACTGGAAACCCATATAGGTATTCAGCTCGCCCTGGACTAAAGCCTTAACTGTGTTGAAGTCAGACGATGTAACAGTTGACTCAGATAACAGGTTAGACAAGCCATTTGCGTGGATAATGATGTGGCGGTTGTCTGGTGGTACATTGTTTTTGTCCATCAGACGCTTAGCTTCACGCAACTTGGCAATATTCATATTGCTATCAGTAGCGCCAATGTCGTTAGACACTGTAAGCGATGTGCCAGATCCTGCGAGAGCGTCCAGGATCAATTGATCTTGGCGGCGGCCCATGGCAGATGCAACTACTTTAACCAACTCAGAGCGCTCGTCAAAATTGACTTTAGCCTGGCTGAAAATATCCGAATATTCGGCAGCATTCCAATCCTGCAGAGTACAGGTAACGGAACTAAAGCCAACATTCAGCGGTGTTACGTCAGTCTGAGATACGCGCAAAGTAGCGGCACCCTTACCAACTTTAGGGAATTTTACTGTTGAGCCTTCGACCCCACGGCGTTGACGCACTGCCGGAACTAAAACGGCTGCTGCTTGATAAGCCTGTTTTACTTCAGCGTCAAACAGGGTTACAAAGGCGTTTGATAGAGAAACGGCCATTTTGATACTCCTAGTTTATTGACAAAAAGTTATTTGTCGCGCCGGTATGCCAGTGATTCTGGGCCGATTACTTGTTGGTTACGCCAACCAAACGTCTGATGCCACAGCGGTTAGGGTTCAACAGATATCTATTGAATAAGCCTGATAGCTTTTTACTCTTGTTCTTTTTAAAATGCAAGCGTAAAAAACCCCGCATAAGCGGGGCCTGATTATCCGAAAGCCTGGTGGAATAGGCGCTCTACCTTTTGTCGGTAGGCCGGATCTGATTGATACTTAGGATCTCCAACCATTGCCTGGAGTTCTTCTTTGCTAGGAGTTCCAGCGCTTGGTGCAGATTGAATTGGCACGCGACCTTCATAAGTCTCACGCACTTTCATCAAAGCTCGTAGGCCGGTAGCTGTACCGCCCATAATCTTAAACTCCTCAAATTCATCTGGTGACCAGATACCCTTCTTAACCAAACCCCTGCCCCAATCAACCATATCTTTAATCATAGCCTGGCCATTTGGTCCTAGCTTTTCCATCTCAACTTTAGGATCCACCATATCTGCTGACATAACGGATTCTGCTGTGGATCGCAGCTTAGACGCTAGATCATCAAACTGAGCCTGGCTTAATCCATTTTCTGCAGCCCAACCAACTAAGCTGGCAGCCATTGGATTTTCATCAACTGTTTGAGATCCAAATGCAGTTACATCATATTTGCCATCAGCTGGAGCGTTGTGCTGACCTTTAGATATCTTGCCTCTTAGATCTTTCCAGCTTTTGGCCATACCTTCAAGATCTGGCTCGTTACTGTCTTTTTTCCAGAAATTTTCTGGCCACCAATCTGGCCGCTCAAGCGGATCATCCGGGCTTGCCGATACGTCAGTTGGATTAGATCTATGTTCTATTTCTGTATGCTGCGGATTTGATGTTGTTTCTTCGTGCGCTGAAACATTGTCTAATAGGCCAGTGCTGCCACTGGGTTCGACTTTGGTTTCTGTGTTCATGGGTTCCTTGCTCGATAGATGCGTGCCTCAATTTCCCGAATAATGCTGTTTTGTCCTTCTCGGTAAAAAGCATAATCGGCTGGAGAGCCAGGCACAGCGACAGGCTGCTCCAAAATTGTATCTCTCATGTACTTCATTAACTTAGCACCATCCTCTGTGCCAAAAACTCTAAGGTACAAACGGTCAGTATCTTTGCGATGCTGGTCTACATTGCGTATATCTTTAGCCTGGCCAATGGCCTCTAGTTCATCCCAGCTCATTTAGGATATCCAAGTGGCTTATCATTTTTGTCAGCAAACGGAGATCGGCTTTGCTTTATCCTGGTAGACGCATGATCGACAGCTTTTTGAACTATACCTGGTGGCATTTTGTCCATAAATGTTTTTGAGCTAGGATCATTGTTTAACAAATAATTAAATTCCTGCTTAGTTAAGTTTGGCACTATTAATGGGATCTCTGTTTCTTTCCCATTTAACCCAACACCAATACTTATCTCTGTCATGACGTTACCATCAGGGCGCTTAATCTCACCAAAAAATCCAGTTCCTTTGGGAGTGCCATCAGCTCTATTCCCATAATCCATTACATACCCTCCGGCGCTGGCAATGCCTGTTGTGCTGGCTGTCCTTGCTGCTGTTGTTGCTGCATCATTTGCACTTGAGCCATAGCTGCCATTTGTTGTTGGTTTCTGGCCTCTTCCATCATTACAGCACGCTCAGCTCGATTGTTTCTAACCGACATTGGCACACCCATTTTGTCACCCAGATAGTCAACCAGCGCATCCATCTTCAATGCAATCTGGCCATCTGGTCCTAGATTCTGCATGAGCTGAGCATAATTTAATATGGCACCAATCTCTTCCTGGTTCTGAGCCTGGGCAAGCGGAGCCACCGGTACAACCTTAACTTCAAGCCCATTGACGCGCAGTGGCATATCGATTAAGCCACGCTCGTCCATGACTTCCAAGATCTTTGCTGTTAGCGGGATCATGGTTTCGTTAATCAAGCGGCCAAACGCAGATCCAAGATTCTGAGCCAGCTCTTTCATACGCTCGACAATCTCGGTGGCCGAACGTGCGCTCATGTTCTCAGGCGGCAAAGACTCGTCTAACAGTATTCGCTTAATGTTGGTGCGTAAATCGTTAATCACCAGCTGCGATACATTGAAATCACCAGAACGTGGCAATGCTTGGAGAGCTGGACCCTGTGGCCCACCGTTTCGCGCAACCGGGATAATTGCACCAGGCACCAACTTAACGGTATTGGGATTTAATACACCATCATCAGCTGCTGTATACACACCACTAACGGCCATGCTGGCATTCTTTAGTAAGAGCTCAATTGTTTTGTTTAGCGTCTTAATGTCTGGCAATGCTGTCATCAGTGGGCCGCGACCATAGATCTCGCCGGCCACCTTCATGTATCGGCTAATTACCCATGGGCTCGACTTGCGGCGGCGGTAAACCAGCTCAGCTTTAGATACCTTGTCAATTACGTGATAACAGTAGTCACCTCGGCCATGGTCATAGATTGTGGCCTCCAGCATTTCGATATCATCAGTAGGCTTTTGGTCAATCCTGCGCTGCATCTCGTCAGGTATATTGGCATCTGGCCACTGACGAATAATGCTTTCACCTTTCATGCGGATCTTGCGATACACATTATCTACCTGGCCATTAGCGCCTTCTTCATAGCTGACCAGGAATAGTGGCACAGGTATAAAGTTAATTGGGTTAACCGAATCGCCAGGCTGCACCATCATGCACGCAGTACCAACAGACAGATCCAGCAAAAACTCACCCATAGCAATATCAAAATTTGATTGCTTTAGGACGGTAAACATTTTGTCGCAATAGGCTTCAAAGATATTCCTAGCCATTTGCTGCTTTTCAAGTGGAATATCTGAGCCTGGCTCAAGCGTTGCCCACTTGCGTTGCGGTGGGAATATTACTGATTGCAAACGATTTGCAAATCTCTGTGTACTATTGATTGCAGTAGAATCAAATACACGCTGCATCTTTTTGCTGCCAACAGAACCGCCATCCCACACACCGTACAATTGACGTTGTGGAAGAGCAAATTCATACGCATCTTGATACAACTGCTGAAACTCATCTTTCTTTGTTTGAGCAGCTGCCTGACGTTTAATAATTTGTTCTGGTGTTAAGCGAGTACCACCAGGAGCAGATTTATCGTATTCCATTATTCATACCATTCTAATTGTAAGGATGCTGCGTGAGCTGTTCCATTTACATTTGTAAGCCTAAACAAATAGTTTGTTAATGGCTTTAATACATATTCCAATACTCCTGCTGTTCCACCACTTGATTTTTTACCAGAACCGCCAGGCAATATTTGTCCGTTTATCTGTGTTCCAAGTGATGATATTGTCGGATTGATAATCATCGCAACTTGGCTGCTAGTCGTATAATTGCGATTCCTATTGATAGGAGTAAAAGACGTGCCTCCAGTAGCAGACGTTCCTTCATATATATAAAGCTCCGCATCTCCGAGACATAAAGCATCAATAGTTACGTGTGGCGATACTCCAGATGCTGATGCAAGGACAATATCTATACTTGCTCCAGCTACCAATGGTGCTGAATCTGGTGATATTTTATAAGCAAACCAAGCTCTTCCATCATGGTTTCGTTGATGATTTACATCAACAGAAATCATTGGTGCATCAGCGCCAGCAACAACATAACTGCCAGAATTGTTTTTCTGTGCAACAGTTACAAATCGTGATTTAACATCACCAGATTCTAGATTGGCATAAGTTAACGCCATCAATCATCCTCTTCTTCAATGCCACCCATTGCAACCAGTGCTGCAGTTATCGGACCACCTGGCTCCCAGGTATCGCACGTTCTGCTGGCGGTGCAAGGTATATCCCACTCATCGCAGTATCCACCTGCATCACCAGTATCAACCCATTCTGGATCAACCTCTGGTGGTGTTACCTGCTCATACTTTTTCATGCAGTCATCAATAAATTTTGTTTTCCAATAGTGGCCACAGTTTGAGCACAACATTTCTCTGGCTGCACGCTCACTAACATTCCACTTGGTAGACTTAATTATCCAGTAGATTGTTTCTGGTGCTCGCGGATTTGCTGGTCCTAGATTAGCCTTAGTAATACATATGCGATGATTTTTAATGCTCATCTCTTTGTCCATCAATACTTCAGGACATTTCATATCTGATGATTGGCTAATGGCCTCATCTGCCAGCATGGTTCGTTCTGATCGCGCCATTACATTGACTCTTTTTTCTGCTTGATGCCAGCCTCAGACATAGCAATTGCTATTGCCTGGTCATGAGATTTAACTTTGTCACCGCTTGAACTTTTAAGTTTGCCGGCTTTGTATTCACGCATTACCTTGGCAACCTTTGCTTTCATCTTATCTGACTGTTCCATTATTCCCCCTGCAACATTGGTCTAGTTGATCCACGCCTAGCGGCTCCCAGCCTGGCTGACTTACGTTCTGCTAATTCACGTTGATATGTTGTCTGCAGTTCTTGTCTTTTTTGTGTAAATGGTTCTTCATTAAACGGATCTATCTTTGGTGCCGTTGGAGCTGTTGGTGCTGATGGTGCTTTCTCTGTAAATGTTGGTACTGGATTATCTTTGTACAAATCATAAAATCTATCCTTAGTACCTTTTGGTGCAACCTCATAAGAATACCCAGATGGTAAATTTTTGGTACTTATTTTTTGCCCATCAATATTCCATATTTGTTCAGCTGTGCCTTTTTGAAGATCTGCTTTCAAAGTAAATGGAGCATCAACTTTTGTCTTTCCTTGAAAATTAGTTAATGACTCATTAAATTGTTTTAGCTTTCCTTCATATGCAGACTTAGCACTTTCGTATGCTGGGTTATCAACTTCTTGATATTGCTTCATTGCTTGTTCAAATGGTGCTAATTGTTCTGCTGCACTTTTTTGATATCCAGCATAAGCAGTCTCATACTCACCAGTTAACCCTGTTGATTGACTTTGATATTGCTTAGCAAGCCTTTGGATATCAGACGTTTTGCGTCTGGCAAACATTGTCTGCTGATATTTTGAGGTAGTAGATGCCATAGTTAGACCATCATCCCTGTGCCGAGTTGACCAGCGGTAATACCGAGTTCTGGATTCATACGTTCTTGTGAAAGCAATGATCTACGGCCACCGCGAGTTCTAGCCTTTAATGCAGATGCTTCTTGCATTGCAGACTTGCGGCGCTCTTCATCTGCCGCAGCTTGCACTTCTCTAGCTTTGCTTTCCATAGAAAGTTTGTTTTCAGCATACTGAGATTGTGATGCTGCAAACTGTTCTTTAGCCAGATTAGCTTGTTGTTGCAATGATGCCGATTGTTTTGAAAACTCAGCAGTTTGTTTTGCAACTTCACCACGCATAGCAGCTGCTTGTAATTCTTGAGCGGCCAGCGCTTTCTTTTGCTGTCTTTCAGCTTCAGATCTTGCAGATCTAGCTTCACTTGCCGTATAAAGACCTGTTCCAACTACGGCTGCGGCAATCCATCCTGCCATAATAATTCCCCTTTTATCAATTGGCGATTGTCACCAAGCCCAATATCTGGAACAACATACAATCTATTTTCCAGCTCTTCAATATTCCGACAGTTGTCTGGATTCTCGTAGATATCAGTCCAAACAACCTCATCCTCAAACACTCTGCCAGCTCTTTGGAATCCAGCTGGTGCGTCAAATTCGCAAGGACCTGTCAATATTTTGACATCAGTATCTGTGTTAACAGCAATAGTTCCACGATCAAGCCTTACCTTGTATGCCGTTCTATGCTCGGCTCCTGTTAGTACAGTCCATGGCGGTATAACAATGGTGCGCTCATAGATACCAGGCAAAAACTTATGCAACGTGACAATGTCTGCTTGTTCCATTTGCAGCAAACAATCCTGCACCTGGACAACCATTGCATTCATTTCAATCTTTGAAACTTCTTTATTAGTCTCAAAAATGGCTAACGGATTGTCCATGCGTGGATTCTATTGGGTTTTGTGGTAATTGCAATGGTGCGATATCTCATGAAAATACATCAAAATCCATCTTGGCCACCACTTGCTGCAATGGTGCTCGGCCTGGCTGGTTGGATTGCCTAGTTAGCCGGTTGTATTCACCGCCACCCAGCAACAGATATCCGAATGCGTCACCAACGTGGGAGTGCTCGTTCTTGTTCGGTGCGTCCCTGAATCGTTCGTGGCCGGCACCGACTGCAACCCGCTTGAAGTGATAGCCACCAGCCAGTGATTTGCGTAGCAGCTTGCAACGTCTGGCCACAATCAACCCAGGTTTACCCTCGATTAAGCGCTGCATAGGCATAGCAGCTGATTCTCGACGTACTTTAAAATCATTGCTGGGTGCTGGCTGGGCTCGTAGACCTAATGTGCGCAGGTAGTCAAAGCTGGTGACCTCATAGATCTGATCTCTGGCCATACCAGCAGGATCACCCCATGGCAGTACCTGGTAGCCAGGGTATTTGGAATTGAGATCTGCTAGCAAATGCTGGCCAAAACGCTCTAATCCCATATCCTCGGTGACTATTTCATCCAGTATTTGCCACCTACCATTGGCTAAACGCTGCCCAATGACAGCAGCAGGAGTTAAACCAAAGTCTAATCCGACCTGGATAGCCTGGGTAGGATCAGGTTCTGGATCTCCAACCATCATATTATCGTCATACTCAGGCCAAACTGGCCTTCCTTCTTGAACGTAGGTATAGAGCCCACCTGCGTAGCAGCGGATCCAATCAGCGTTTTTACCGAGTAGCATCTGCTGGTAATAGCCGGCTGGTAGGTTCCCGACATTTTCCGCTTTGTTGTTAATTTTCCACCACTTGCCGCCAGCGAATATATGGTCATTGGCTTCTGGGTGATCTGGTAGTTCGGCACCTGAGACTTCGACCATTCCTCCCGGTTGCTTGAAAAATTGCCACGCATACTTGCCCGACATTTTCTCCTTCTCTGCCAGCTTAAACCACCAGTGGTCATCGTCCATAGGATTAGTATCCATCCAAATGCCATGCCAAGTAGCGCCGCCATCACGCTTAGTGGGATAGCGGCCAACACGATGAGTAAGCCCATCAATAACTGCTTTTGGAAGTTCTCTAGCTTCATTTACCCAGGCTCCTGTCAATTCAAGTGAGAGTAATTTGCGCACATCCTTTGGTTGATCTAGCGCCAGAAATATGATTTCGCAATCAATGCCGGCTGCATCTCCCCTGGATGGCAAGCGGATATGATGCGTAATAGGTGGAGTCCAGAGCAGTGGTCCAAATGTGTTCTCTGGGAATAGATCTGTCCAGGTTTTGATGGTGGTGGTCTTTAGCATTGGGTAGCTATTACGCACAATAGCAAACCTGGTGTACCTGATGCCATCAATTGGGCTAGGCTTTTGCTGTACCGCACGCATCATAATCTCAGCAGCGCACGCATAGCTCTTGCCTGACCCCACCGGCCCCATCAATCCACGCACAAAATTATTAGACTGCAGGAATTTCCACACTACTGGACTAGTAGAGAAGTCTAGATTTAGACCAGTGGATTCCTTGCTGCCTGTTTCCTTAGTTTTCATCTTTATCTTCTATGTCAATTATCTCTGGTGACTTAATATTGATACCAATAACACTAGGTTTATCGCTACCTTCTGGGTTATCCAACAGTCCTGATGCCTTGGCCAGCAGCCTTAATACCTGCACTTTGTCGTAGAGCTCGATCTCCATAAATGCATTGCCATCCTTATCTACTCTGGATGTAATCTTTTTAATGGCATGCAGTGCGTGCTCTGGCATCTGGCTAGGAGTTTTTACCGTAACATTGCCGGCACTGTCCCAATCCATAATGTCAGTAATCTTAGTGTTGGCCATTGACAGCAAAGCGTAAGCAACAGCTTCCCGGTTGGACTCTAGGGTGGCAGAACGCTCCATTCTCTTTTGGATTAAGCGAACACCACCCCAGTTTTTCAGGCTAGGTATTTGATTTGGATGTTTTGTTTTAGTGGCCATCAATAATATCTCGGAGCACAGGTAACATCTACCACCACTTCAGCTGAGTACCCATTGATCTTGCGTCTGGAGTTAATAACCACAGCTCTAGTGCCATTCTTCTCGCACTCATTAATGGCCATGATTACTTCATTCCTGGTCATTGGCTGCACCTGCTTATCCATCACCAGCTCAATATCAGGCGCTTTAACCGCAACCTGTTTCTCAGTAGCACAGGCTGCTAACAATAGCGGCAGGAATAGTATCATTTTACTCATTGTGAACACTCCTCAAAAGCAGAGCGCTTAAACAAGCTCAACTTAGTTATCTGAGCACCCAAGGCTTTTAACTCAATACCCTGGTAGGTATTCCAATGGGTTAATCCGTAACCAGGAGAGACAAACAATCTGTCCTGGTAGTGCGGCAGGTAGACGATACCTCGCAAGATATAAGCTGGGTATAGGCCAACCTCGGCCATAGCACCCACCCTAACGTCAGCTCCTCTTGTTTTCTTTTTAATAGCCATCAGAAAGGTATCCCATCATTTGGCAGACCACCGTCTTTGTTCTGATCCACCTTAATAGAAAACTTAGGAGCACCGTTCTTAGTCTCTCCCTCCCACATAGCAAACTTAACCAGGGTTCCATCCTCCAACCTTATCTCACCCTTCCAATCAGGCTTGCTGTCTCCATCTTTTTTAAAGCTATTCTTAAACGCACTACCGTTACCAGGCTTATGTTCGTACTTAGGCTTATCCATGTTTTCTCCATAAAAAATAAAATGGGGTACTCGCTGCACCTTTCGGCATCCGCTTTCCCCACACACATAGGCTAAACCAATTTGTAAGTAAAAAGACCTATATAGCTAACTATTCGGATATAGACAGCAAGCATTACTTTTAAATATATATGGTTAAGCAGATAGATTTGATAGTATTAGGGAAGGGGCCATTACCCAGCCCTCCCGCCGGTAGTCTGCGACCAAGGGAATAAACGTAGCTAATGGGGCAGCTCTCCTTCTCTCTATGCCTGGATAGGATACACATAGACAGATCGGGGCTAATACCTCCACCTGCAGTAGCAGGAGCTTAGATAAACTAGAGCAGACAGCTTTTATAGCTTAGCCATATATATGGGTTAGGTTGCTGCACTCGAAACAAACGCAATAAACGCATCTGTAGGGAAAACACAGGAAAAATTGTGTCACACACCCCCATCGCTACACCGACCCCCACCCCCCCAATAGTGCCTTTCTGACATCGCTACATATTCTTTTGCTAACGAAACTGGCATGTGTATAGACTTCAAATGTTCGTTTGGGCTTTATACACACACCCCTTGCGCTTAGCCCTGCTGAGATAATGCGACCTGGCGGTAGTATCCGAGCCCAGATGGTGGCTGTCTGCCTGTTTGCTGGTGCCAATGCATGGAATCCTGCAGGATCTGACGCCATTTCTCAATTGATAACTGCACATCTGCTAACTCCGATGCAATTCTGGCATCTTGTTCATTTAACACTCGATCAACTCCGCATATCGTCCTGCATGCATGTACAAACTCCCGACTATAGTCATGAGCCCTTACCTCTTCACGTTCTTGTGCAACCTC